TGCTCTGACTTGCGGTATGAAAGATCTACTGCGCGCCCTGTGGCATGCACACTTAACGACTCGGAGCCCCTCATATTTCTTACGCCGTAGCTCCCATTATTCCAGAAGGCTCCGTTGCCATATTTGATTGCTTGTCGAATCCATTCATCCATTCCGAGACGATGAGATGGTGCAGCTCCGTCGGAGTTGCCTGTGTACGGTCTGGAGTTCGGGATGTTAGGGAGTGCTGGTAGGACTGCCATCGGCAGGCTTTCTTTTTAGTCCGTTAGCGGCGACAAGACCGGACAATGTGCCAGTCATAAACACTGTCAGCGTGGACAAGAGATCTATGAATTGGGCGTCATTGGGCGATTGCTCGAGAGGCTGGGTTACAAAGAGAAGTCCATAAACGAATCCGATAACGGTAAGTGCAAAAGTGACTGCAATAGTGCAACCGACAAACACAATCATTCGCGCGTGCAGTAATTCTATTTCTGCTCGATCTTTAGCCATTGCTGGCCTCGCATCTGTCAGCTACTCGGCATTCAACTATAAGAGCGCTGTTGCGTACTTTTTTAGGTGCGTTAGTGCGTTCACTGGCGCAAGCCATCGGGATTAGCGCAAGCATGACGCTAAGAATTATCAGCCTGTGGCGCAACAAAGTCTGTGCCGTTCCATGTGTAGCCGATACCTGCGTAAGTTTTGTTAGGCAAGTTAATAAATGTTTCAATCCATGTGCCGGGATAACGCTCTGGGTTTTCTTGCATAAATGAATGTGTTACAACTGCAACATCAATGACAATGTTGTCATCGTTAATTTGAGCAAAATATTGTGGCAGGCTCATACTTTGAACCTTACATAAACAACACCGCTGCCACCTGCGCCACCGTTAGCACCGCCACCACCGCCGCCACCTGTGTTTGCTGTGCCTGCCGTACCTGTGCTTGTAGTGCCACCTGCACCACCGCCGCCAGCACCGCCAGCACCAGATGAACCGCTATATCTTTGACCGCCACCGCCACCAGCAACTGTTGTTGCGGTTTGGATAAATGACGCGATGCTTATCCCTGCACCGCCTGCACCGCCAACCAATGTCGTTCCAGCACCGCCAACTGCACCTGCACCACCTCCACCACCAGCACCGTTACCGTCACCAAGAGAACCTTGACCAGCACCTGATGCAGAACCTTGACCAAGTATTCCTGCAAAACTTGCAGCCGTGTTTCTACCTGCGCCACCGCTACCACCGATTGACTGTGAGCCTCCGCCAGTACCAATACCTGCACCACCACCAACTGCCGTAGGTGCAACGGTAGAACCAACTGTGACACTGCCAATCGTGCTGTCTAAGCCTTTTAATGTTGCAGCTGCTCCCGCGCCAACATCGACTGGGTAAGTTGTTGCTGCAAGGTAAACGGTTGCAACTGCAATACCACCTGCACCACCACCGCCAGCATTTTCTGTTGATGAATAATTACCACCGCCACCGCCACCGCCAACAAGCATTACATCAAATAAACCTGCTTTAGTAACGGTCAATGTTGCGTCTGTTGTAAATGCAAGCAATGTGTAATTTACGCCGCTAACCGTAATGCTTGATGATGTGCCACCTGTAGCGGTGCCGTAGGTTGCTGACTGTTGGCTAAAAAAAATTGCAGCACTAGCACTAGTGAAATAAAGCGTGCCACCCCCCCATTGTGCCAACGCCAACGAACTAGCAGTAGTCACCGTTGCGGTACCAGCTGTGACAGTGCAAGTACCCGCGCCAATGTTTTGAATCCAGACTGTGTCTCCAGCTGCGAAAAGCGAAGTGTTCACAGTGATCGTTGTAGATCCTGCCGCGTTCATCGTGACTCGAGTTCCCTTATCGGCTGCGACTAGGACATAACTTGTCGTCTTTGTGGAGACGGTCTGGTTGTAATCGTTCGCTTGTAAAGCGTTCATCTGTGCCGCAGTTAGGACTTGTGCGGCGGTAAAAGTCTGAAGTGCCATGTGATTATCCTAAGACATTTTCTGTGTCAAGTGTGCCATACACCAGATCATCCAAGATGAGCTCATAGACGATCGTAGTGGGTGCCGTAAAATAGGTGACTGCGTGTCCGGCTGACAAAGTAAGTCGGTGTTCAAGTCCTTCAATGGTGAGATTTTGGGCGAATTGTGTTGGGCCTGCCGAAGTTGTTATTGATTTTTGGACATTAATTAAGTCGCCTACATCCAGTAGGGCAAGTGTTTCTTGATCGGCTGTGGATAGTCCGGGGAACTCTGTGCCTAAGAAGTTGAAGCGCGCTTCGGGATCTGGGCTAATTAGGTATTCGGCAAGTGTGAGAGCTGCGGCGTCATTATGCAGGAGCGAGTCGGTGATGGACTGTGTCTGCACAAGGTAGGCGGCTTGGCTGACTAGGTCTTCTGCGACCTGTGGCGATGTGGCTCCAGCGTGTTGGATGGATGCACGATTGACCACTGTGTCCGCTTGGAATGATATGTCTATAGCGGAGTAGCCGATGTTCGTGTCGTCATCGTGGAACTCTGCGACAGGGATTCCAAGCGTCGTTCCTAGACGCTTCTGGAAGGTGATCGTGCCTTCTCGATCCACAAAGATTCTGCCTTGTTCCGCTTCATTAATTTTGTTGGCGTAAGCGGCGACTGATGTTCCGTTGGCGACCGTCCAAGCAGCTGCACCGCCAAGGGTCGCCACGCCTGTCTCAATGCTCCGTGAGCCCGTGTAGGCAACTTCTGGTAGATCCAGTAGGTTTCCGAATCGAGTGCTAGAGAGCTCTTCGTCCACATTCCATTCGGCAAGGAAGGTCTGTCCGAGCTGATAGGAGAAGTCCGCGCAATTCACGGTCACGGTGTCAAGTCCGCCAAGCGTGAAGGTGTAGTCGTAGTTCACGATGTAGCCCACCCACAAATACTTCTTTACATTGAGCGAGTCATAGCGTGAGAAGCGGACTTGGCGGAGCGGTGCTAGTCCGGGCTGATCGTTCGCTGGATCGTAATATGGCGAAGTCGTGTCAAAAGGATTAAACACTCCGTCAGCGTAAGTGTCGTTTAATGTGAAGCTCATTGTCCCGTAGGCGAATTGATCGCCTGTGTTAGCGCGTCCGCGCTTTGCTGTGAGTCCGATTGTGCCGTCCATGACTGACGCATATTGGCTTACGCCATCGAGCACATATTCCGTATTGTTGAGTTCGCCTTTGAGATCGTCGTCCAGTGTGAAGGCGTCCCACATATACCCGGTATCAATCTCTAGGTCGTAGTTACCTGATCCGACTACCGCTACGCCTGCCATTAGGCGACCGCTATGTTCGCTGGGCCGTTCTGCCTATTAAATGCTCTGATCGCGTTCACGACAGCTGTGCCGATCTCTGCGCTCGAGCCAAGACCGCCTGTGATATTGATCGTGTAATTGCCCATTCCACCGCCGCGTCCAGATAGTGGGATGACCGCTTCAGGGCCACGCTCACCGATCATTGCAAGCGTGGGCCCTGTCACGATTCCGCCGTCCGCCAGATAAGGAATGTCTGGGACGGAGAAGCCTTTGCCACCGATTACAGGAACCCACGAAGGGATCTCAAAGGAGAGCTTGCCTACTGTGTTATTCCAAAGTTTCGCGATGCCGTTAAAGAGTGATTTGTAGATGTTAAAAATTGCGCTGAAGTAAGTGGAAAGTCCGTCAAAGACTGCTTTACCGCCTGCAAGCATCGCATCAAATACGGTGTCCACGATCTTTCGGACGGTCTCAAACTTGAAGTAGAGAGCTGCGAGGATGGCGATGAATGCGACGATTGCCAAGATCACAAGCGTTACAGGGTTCGCCAGTAATAGCGCGTTAAACACTGCGACTACGCCGTTTACGATCATCTGCGCGGCTGCATAAACTTTCATAGCGGCATTGAGAGCCAAGATCGTCAATGCAATTCCACCGATTGCGCCTGCAACAATTAGGAAAGTCTTTGTATGTTCTTGTGCCCATGCACCAAAGGCAATCAGGTACGGAAGTAACGCTTCGACTACTGGGATCAGTGCCGCGCCGATTGATTCTTTTGTTTCGGCAAGTGCAATTCCAAGACGCTTCATTCCACCTTCGGCAGTAGCGGCGGCGGCTGCGGATGCTCCACCGAACGATCCGCCAAGGACATTCATAATGTCATCTAGTGACGCGCCATCTTTAACCATCGCTTTAATCTCTGGCGATAAGGCTCCAAGGGCTTTCATGTTGCCGCCGTAAGCCTTGGCAAGAGCATCGGAAACGGTCGCGAGATCTTTACCTGATCCTGCAGAAATATCTTGTGCAAGAGCGAGAGCTTTGTTCGCTTCTGCGATGTCGTGCGTGCCTCGAGTCAATGCCGCCAAAGCCGGACGAAGCTCACTGTCCGCCACGCCAGACGCCAAACTCATCTTTGTTATCATGTCCTCTTCGGCTTTGATCTGTGCCTCACTAGCCCCAGTGACATTCGTAAGAGCAAGCGCAAGCTGTACCTGTTCGGCTTGGTCTTCCATTGCCGCTTTGGTAGCACCTACAAGAGCAACGCCAAGACCTGCGAGAGCTGCTGCCGCTGGGACTGCTGCTTTCTTAATTGCAAATTGTGCCTTGGCGGATGCGCCTTCAAGCTTCTGGAACTCTTTGATCGCCTTTTGTGTGCCCTTGGCATCAAACTCGGAGATGATTGGAAGGATTACGCCCATTACTGCACCGCCAGATTCATAGACATTTTGTTTGCAACTTTGTTCACGATTGCTTCCATCTCAATGTCAAGTTGGAGTTTGTTTTTTTCGTAGGCTCGCCACATAACGCGCGACGCCTTGCCATATTTGCGCGTGAGCTGATTGCCAAGATTGCCCGAGTCCGCAAAGTCAAAGAGCTGCGCCGCGCCACCGCTCCACTTAACAACAAAGGTTGAAAGGTTTACCTTTTGTCCTGCATATTCTTTGATGTTTTTGGTATTGATTGATGCTTTAATATTGTGCGATTCAGGCCAAGGCAAGATCTGATAAGAACCTTTTGTCGGTGTCCAAGTGCGACCGAATCCGGACAAGGGAAGACCCAGAGGGATCGCTGATTCGGCGTCTTGGATAAGTGACAATGTGACGCGCTTGTAATCTTTGGTGATCTCGCGCCGAAGTACCTTGTCCACTTTGTTGAGTTCTTTCAGTGCGCTCTTAAGTCCGTAGATCTCCACCTTTGTCTCTACGGTTCCAGACATTACGACCTTCTTTTGTTTTGTTTTTCTATGACTTTGATAATCGTAGTGAGATCTCGAGCATCAAAGGTGTCAGAGTAAAACTGCGGAGCCCATCCCGTCGCGACTACCAGCTCGGCTAGTTGCCGTCGGTAGCCGCGTCCGTAGGGTTTGGGTTTG